GGGGGGTGGGGTGGGGGGGGGCCGGGGGGTGAGTGTGCTTAGTCGGGGGTCGCCGCATCCTGAGGGCGAGCGGTGTTCGTCCGCATCGTCCCGAAGAGTCTGCTTTTCGCATTACAAAAGCGAAGCGTCCGCAAGAGATGGAGTGAAATGAGTGGAGTAGCAGGAGTGGAGCGTGTTTGCGGAGTGCGTGGCGAAGCGGCGTAGCCGTCGAGGTGACGCACGAAGCGAACTGAAGGCTCATGCTGAGCGTGACGTGTGCAAAAGCGACAGCGTTGCACACGTCCGCCGGAATGGAGAGGTGCCGCAATGAAGCGTAGCGGAATGGAGGCTGCGCGGAATGAAGGCGAGCGATGCCGGAGCCGGAAAGCGGAATGGATGCGTATCGGAACGAATGGAACGACTGAACGGCGGTTTGTTATGCGGCTCTTAGGTTGGCGAATGAAGCAATGTGTTAGCGGAGCGGTGCGACGAGGAGTGAAGGGCGTTTGAGCGTAGCGGTTTTGCAAGGGCGTTAGCCCAGGCAAAACAAAGGACCTGAGCGACGAGCGTCAAACACTTTGCGGAATGAGAATTAAAAATAGATTTTTATCTTAGTCGTACGGGGGCGATACCCCGCGAATGAAAAGCGGACGTGTATTCACGTCCGCTCCGGAGCCGGCTTGCGAAAAAAATTATCAAAACCATGGGCATGATGCAAAGCGTAGCATTTGCCGAATGTCCATGGTTACGATAGAATGATCGTGCAAACGGGATGCCATGACGCCCGGATGTATAGACTAGGAAAACCCCGCATAACGTGCGGGGTTTTCTGATTGCGTGAGCGATTGGAGCGGGCGCGTCCGCGCTCATGATGAGCGAAGCGAAACCGCGCAAAGCGCGACGCCGGAGGTGGCACGCCCAAAAGAATGATAAAATTAGAACAGATGAGCAGGTTGTTGGTCCGTAATTGGAACGAGGCGAGAGTAGTAATTCCTTCCTGCTGTTACAAACACCCCAAGAGTCGAGTCCTGGGGTGTTTGCTTTTTTATATGGGCGTCCACGGATCAGGTTTGTAGATCGACGTGGTTGTGGGTGGGTCATTGACTGACATGGAGGTAAAGCGCGGGATAAGTTTGATCAGGTTGCGCCACGGTATATTATTCTCTGGATCGAGTATTTCGGTCACTTCGCCTAGATAAGTGAAAGATTGATTTGCATTGACGGCGAGTGTGAATAGATCGCCGGTCATGTATTTGAGATGGATCCCGACTTCGACTTCGACTTCGGGTGTGTTGGTGTATCCGCTCGGTGGTAGATCTCCGCCTGTGCTATCCAAGATACCTAGATTGTGCGGTGCGCCTGTGCCAGATGTTCTGGTTGTCACTCCATCTAGCCAGGTGTATGATCGGTTTTTACCATTTGATTGAATTTGAACATCGCCTTGCGTGATGGTGTGGTCTGGGGAGGATACAACTAAGGGGTAAACAGTTCTGCCGGTTGTGAACGCGAGCAGTTTTGAGAGGGTTGCAGAATAGACTAATGAATTGAGTGCGGAGTTTGACGGGAAACTATTGTAAGTCCAGTTGATCCCATCGGGGGATGATGCGATTTTATAAGTACCTGTATTGGCTGTGGTCACAAATAACAAGGCTCTGCCTGAGTCATAGACAATCTTACTGAAGGATACCGAGAACGAGAAGCGGTTTGTCCAGTTGACCCCATCAGGGGAGGTCATGATCTTTGAGCCTACGGCGACAAAGAGAGCTAATTCAGTACACCAGATCACATCGTAATATTGTCCGCTGTTGTTGTTGGCTGTGCCTGTCCATGTAATACCATCGGATGAATACATGACGCGGTTATTTGCGCCGGTGCTGTCGTTGACGGCTACGAACAGGTCTAGTTCTGGCGAGTAGCAAACAGATTGCCAGCGCAATACATCAGAAGGCGTGCGCTGTGTCCATGTTGTACCGTCAGGGGAAGTCATGACGCGGGCGGTTCCTGCAAAAGCAACCGCGACAAAGAGTGTGAGTTCGGCTGACCAACATACACCAAGCCAGTTGGTACCATTGACACTGGTTGTCGCTGTCCAGTTGATCCCATCGGATGAATAAAGGATGTTGTTGGGTGTGTCATAACCACTAGCAACCGCAACTAATAGGGTCAATTCTGGCGAATAAGCGATTGAGGTCGGTCCCTGTGTGGCGTCGCCGGTGCGATCGGTCCATGTGACACCATCAGGGGAGGTCATGATGTTGAGCGCGGTTTTGTTCGATCTGACTGCAACGAACAGGGATAACTCTGTTGCCCAAACCACATCAGACCATGCAACATTAGTAAAGCTGTCGCCTAGTATCCAGATACCGTCTTGATCTGGATTGTAGAGATGGAAGTATAAGACTCCTTCGTTTGTGGTGTTGTCGCTTCCATCGGTGGCGTGAATGAGATAGCGTTGCTGGATATATGGCAGAATGTCGGATTGTCTTGGGAATTGGAGTGACATATCCTGGACATAATCCCAATGGTCTGCATTTTCAGGGGTGGCGCGGAATGTGGAAGTGGAGAGGCGGTCTGCGTTTGGGTTGTAGGTGGTGAGAGCTTGTGTTTGGGTATCTGTACTGAGTGGGGTAGCTGAATAGATGTTCTCTGAGAATAGCGCAAACTTGGCGGTAACGATTTGGCGATTGATCGTGTAACTTTCAAAGCGCAAGGATGCTGATTTGATACTATAAATAGTGCCGTTTGATTTTATGCCGCGTTCTAGGTGGTAATAATTGCCGATGATCAGACCATCATCAGCGGGCAGGTTGGCGCTTGAATAGCGAACCGTAAGGTCTAAGCCGTTGTACCAATAGTATAAGATCGTAGTGATGAGTGTTTCAAAAGCTACAAATGTATCAGGTAGTCCGGTGCTGGCGTTGTAGGTATATGTGCGTTTGCCGATGGCGAAGTAGGCGCTGAACGAACCTGCGTCCATTGCGGTTTCGAGTTGGGCGGGTAGTGCTCTTGGCATTATTGCCCCCAACTATGATAGGTGTCATTCCATGCGCGTGTATCCGGCTCTCCAACGGGTGCGCGTTTGTTGCGTCCGAGATTGGCAAGTCCGAGATTGAACGCGGTGCGGAAGTGGCTTGCCACTTCGCGGTAATTGTCGCTTTGGTCTTTGGATAGGTTGATCGTTTCGACGCGGGACGCGGCGCGTATCATAATGGCATGATAGCAAGTGCCGTCTACAATGATCTGGTCATCGTGTGCGGGGATGGTGCTATCGGTGGCTGAGTCTAATTCGTTGATTGTATGGTTGAGCGTGTATCTGACCACGAGCGTGTCGCTCGTGGTGACGGGTTCGCGCAAGCGAAACCATACGCGTTCATCTTCGTTGTAGCTGTCATAAGTCAGGGACACATCCAACTCATCCGCGTTGTCACCTTGCAGGAGAACATCCAACACAGACATAGCCAGTGGGTCAAGGTCGCTGACTTCATACTCGTATTGATCGTTGACGCCTGTGATGAGTCCTGCCGCGTGAACGGGTGATACGCGGTTGAACTCGGTCAATGCCTGACGGGTCGCGGCGGTGACAAGGGCGGTGGTGAAGATAGTCCCATCGTCACCGAGCATGGCTTGAGTTTTTGCAATGAGTTGAGTGAGGGTATCGGACATGGGAAAACTTCCTTTTCAGTCTGTTATTTGGGCGGGACGATGAAACACCCGTCCCGCCCAAATGCGTATGATTTAGGGCTTGTTACTCGCGGTAACAAAGCCTTTTATTTGGACTTCCGCAACCCATCTTCAAGGGCTGTGCCGGTGATGTAGGCGATCAGCACATAGACGGCTTGGGTCAGGGCTTCGCCGGTCATCCCTGCGCGTTCACCAAAGAACACGAGCAGGAGTGCGACAACTGCTGCCCAAAACTTACGGGATAAGAGAATGGTCATTTGCCTTTGCCTTTCTTGTGCAGGTTCGGAACTGCGACCGGCGGGGCGGGTTCTTCTTCCGCCTGAGCCGGTGCAGGCGCTTTATCGAAGGTGAGTTTACGTCCATCTACAAAGACGATCACGATGGATGTCTTATCTTCTCTCCAAGCCCGCGGCGTGCCGTTGGCTTGGTCTGCGAGTGCTTGCACTCGCGCGGGGATTGGTTCATCTGCCATGATGCGACCTTACAGGCGAAGAGTCCAGTTACCCACGGCAAAGAACTCATCAATGACGCCGGTTGCTGAACCATCCCAAACGACTTCCATGTATAGGAACTCGTTATCTTCGAGATAGAACGGGGTCGTGACAGTGAGCGTCATTTTGTGCTCGTCTACGTCAATGCGCTCGGCGGCGGCGTCGTGACCTGTATCGTAGGTCGTGGTGACTTCGGCGGTCGTCCATAGCGTGCCGTCTGCCGCCATCGTGCCTTTATACAGGTGCGCTTCCATCGCGTCGAGTGCGCCGGTCACAACGCGGAAATGAAAGTCCACGCTGTTGAGTTTTGCGCCTTTCATTGCGCCGTCCCGTTGCGGTACTTCCATCAGGGGGATGTAGCTCGTCGCGGCGGCGTCTGCCGCTGTGCGACGGCTGTACCAAACGTTGCTGGCAACGGTGGCCGTCCATGTGCCTGCGCTGTGCGCGATCTTGCTGAATGGTACTACGATCTGAACATTGTCATGTAAGTAACCCATTTTGTCCTCCGGTTGCTGGCTGTTGGGTATCAGTCAACAAAACTAATTCTCTCCCGCCCGAAGGCGGGAGAGTCTACGCTTAGCAAAGCTAGGCGACGTTGCTCTTGTGCAGCGGGATGTAGTCCGCGACACCGACGGCTAAGAACTGGCGAACCTTGATGCGGCTCTCGTCATTGGCGAACATGGCGGGGTCGATCTCTGAGGAGGCGGAGAAAATCTGCGGCTGGATGCCGAAAATCTCGCCGATCATTACGCCTGGAACTAGATTGGGGTCCATCACGGCGGCGTAATCGGTCGCGTCTGTCCATTCTGGCACGGTGAGAACTTCCACACGTCCGCCCCAAGTGGGGGCAACGGCGGCGACGTTCTGCGCTTGGGCTTCCCAACGTGGAACGAACAGGGTTTCTGCCGCTGTTTTTAAGGCACGCGGTACCAGAATGTAGCGCGGGTCAATGGCGATCTTTTTACCTGCGCCATAACTGCCGGTCGCGTTCTTTACCAACATGGGTTGGTTGTACATCGCGGTTGCAATGGCGTTCCATGCGGTGTAGTCCGTGCCAAGTGCGGTGGTCAGGAGGTTGGCATGTCCACCCGCTGTGGTCACGGCGGTAGCATTGAACAACGCGCCGCCATCGGCGAGCGTCGGTCCAGCGGCGGAGCCGGTGGTGAAGATCTCGGCGATCTGCTCCGAGATATTGCGGATGCCCGCCATCGCTAATTCGCGGGGCATCCGGCGGAACGCGCGGATGTCGTCACGCAGGACGGCTTCGATGGTCAATGGAATGTATCCGCCGAACTTCTCCCACGCATCGGTTTCTTTGTTGTCACCGATTGGCAATTCCTGATACTCGCCGCGTTCTGCCACGGTGGGCAAGCTGGCGATCGTGCCGGTGCGGATCCACGCGACATCGTTCAGGTTGTTGAAGTGGTCAACGGTGGCGATCTTCTTCCACCATCCGTAGTGTTGTTCCAAGTCTGCCCACGCTTTGAGCAATAACTTGTTCTGGATGTTGGCGATCACGGCGGGGAAGTTCGCCGTAACGAGAGCCACGTCGCGGTAGTAGCCGCCCATGAAGGAAGTGTCGCCGGTTGCCATGAGATAGGCTTCACGGATGCCGGTGAGCGGGCGGACACGCAAGTTTTTATTCTCGCTGTCACGCTCCGCGCCCAACAGGTCGGATAACGCGGTTTCAAATTCTTCCTTGCCGGTCATCATCGAACCGATGGAGATGCGCGCCGGTCCCTGCACGTTGCTGGACGCGTTGATCTCTGAGAGTTCTTCGCGCTTCTCTTTGATCGCTTCCTGCAATTGAATTGCCGTGAAGGGTGTTTCCGCTTTGAGCATGGCTTCAAAGGGTTTGCGGATCGCCTTCTGTGAGGCGGCGGGTAATTTCGACGCCATCAAAGAAGTATCCAACAGGCTCTGGCATTGGGCAAGCAACATGGTATTTGCCTGTTTCTGCTTGCTCTGCAGTTCTGCAATCGCATCGTTCGCGCCTTGCAGTTCGAGCGCGGTGGTTTGCGTTTCGGTCAAAGCCACCTGCTCTTGGGTCTGGTCGGTCATAGTCTTTTCTCCTTTTTGACCTGAATACGCGGATAGAAATCTTCCACCACGCGCAGGATCTATAACCACGTCAACGGACTTGACGCGGACGATCTTCGTGACTCCGCCTTTGGCATCCACGCGAACATTCAACACAGTGGAGAACCCGACTGTTTTCATGATCGCGGCGTCGGTCTTGGCTGCTTCTCGTACTGCGAGAAGCACGTCAGCGGCGGGACCCGATGCTTTGAGTTTGGCTTGGATGCCTTGCTCTACTTCGTTCCACACGGGGCTTTGCAATGTCCCTGCCAGATTGCGGACGGAGGGCGCGTTCCCTAGTCCGGCATGGTCAATGAACACTGGCAGGGCATCATACATCGGGACGGCTTGCATCAGGACTTCCCGCCCGAATGTGAGGTTGTGTCCTTTGGCTTCGCCGGCGTTGATCGCAAGGATGTCAAAGCCTTCGGCGGTGGGTGTGGCTGAGAGTTGTAAGGTGATGTCGGTCATGGTCTGCTCCTATCTTTTACTACAAGGTTTGTCGAACTTCATCATACGCGGCGGGTCAATGGTCTGCACGCCATAGGTGGTGTTGCGGGTCAGGACTTGCGCGAACTTGGGTTTGTTCGGGTCATTGACCTTACGGCTACAAGATGCCCACGAGATACTCGCGTCCCGCATGACTCCGCCGGATTTGCGCTGATGGCTGGCGAATAGAAAACGGAATTGCGAATCGCCTAAGGGTGCGAGATAACGTCTGCCAAGTCTGCCGCCCATTGTTACTCCTGCGCCAGAATGTCAATTTGCGGGATGACCTGCCCTGCCCGCAAAATGACAGTGACTTCGATCCGGCATTTGTGGGCTTCGAGTAGTTTCTGGATTTCCGCTTTGCATTGCTCGACGCGCGCGCGGCGTTCTTTCTCTAAAACTTCTCTGGCTTCCTGCTCGTTCATAGTTGATAATCTCCTGTCTGCTCGGCGGTTGTCCGCGCGATCTGGACTGCGGACTCCACGTGTTGGGTCTGCGCGGCGGACTTCAAGCCTTCGGTAATGAATTGATCAAGAATGTTCATCTTCTCCGCGTTGCTGAGGTCTGCGAATTTGCGCGGGGCTTCGGGTGTGCCGTGGTTGCCGTAGCCTTTATTGAATAAATACTCGGCGGCTTTGTTGGCTAGGTCGGTCAGTTTGCCGGAAGGCGCGGTCTTGCTGAAAGTAAAGACAAGTGCGCCGCCGCCGCCGTTGGTGATGGTTACGGTCATAGATACTCCTTAGGTTTGTCTCAATAATCCAAGTGTTTGCAGGGCGGTGATGACCTGATCTACGGTCGCGCCGCCGCCGGTTGCCAGTAATTGCCTTGCTACAGGTGCCACGCCATGAAAACCGATCTTGTCTGTGTTGGATGCCATGAGGCGGATGTCACCTGCCTTGGTGTAGATGGCATAATTCAATGTGCCTGAGCCGCTCTGGTCATCCAGCCACAAGCCGTATGAGTTGGTGTTGTTGGCGTTGCCCTGGTTGTAGATGCGGATGCCGAAGATGTTCGTGCCGGTCTTTGTACCTGCGCCTGAAATAGTGGGGGCTTTGATATTCAACCCGACTGCATCTGTCCATGAGACAGTCTTGGTAGAGTCTGCTTGTAAATAAATTTCGATGTTGCCCGCATAGGCTTGATTAATGGACGCATCAGCAAGATAGGCATACGCGCCTGCATAGCCCTCAAAGCCTATGGCATAAGTTCCTGCTCCGTATTCCAGTACGCCAAATAATAATCCTTTAGATGTAGTTGCTCCTGCTGCATTTATCAATACCTGCAATCCCACTGACGATACCGCAGACGGGTTGATTTGAATATAAGTCTGTCCTAGTTTATCTACCGTGAACCGATCACCCCAATAGTTATCATTGATCGTAAATAGTTTAGCTGTCTGGAAGAACCCATTCCCTACGATGGTTAGACCTGGCTCTGCGTTCGCGCCGGTGTTGATCGTGACTTCGCCGGTCGCGGTGATGGAATTGCCCGGGGTCGATGGCGTGATAGTGAGTAGTCCCGTCATCGTATCCCCCGCCTTCTCTACCCAAATGTCGCCCGCGCCTGCGGCAACAAGCCCTAGTGTGGTACGCGCTGTGGCGGCGTTTGCATCATCCACCAGACTCCGCCCGAAGGCGGAGAAGTCCGCGAGTGCGGCTGTGCCTGAGCCGGTGAAGTATGGGAGTTTGTCTGCTGCAGAAGTCAACCCTGCCAGCGCGGTGAGTTCGGAGTCAAGAGTCTGTTTGGCATTGAGCGCGGTCTGCAGGTCGGTCTGGTCTGCGAGTGTGCCGGTGATACTGCCCCACGTACCGCCGCCACTTGTGGCGTGCGTGTGCGTGGCGGGCGCGAAGCGCCGCTCATACAACAGGCGCGATGAGATCTCTTTGAGCGCATCTTCGACATTGGTTGCATCGTACAATTCCGCTGTGTCACGGATGGCAATTTGACTCGCCTGATCGTGGGCGAGTTCAAATTGTCCAGTGAGCGGGTTGAACTTCAATGTCATTTGCGGATGACCTTTACGAGATTGCCGTCACGATAGAATAACTCGATGGTGCAAATGGTCTGCGCTTGCAGGGTGAATGTTACCTGCGAGAGTTCGTGTTTGTCGTAGTCTAGTTTGATCTCATCGTATTGCATGGGGACAAGTGCGTTCAATCCTGCCACGATCTCCGATGCTTCGGGCATGGTCACGGACAACGGCTTGCCGTCATTTGGATTGCGGACGGATACGACTTGGCGCGGCATTATTTCTTTTTCCTGCGTGGTAGAACTGGCTCGGTTTCATACTCGGGTTGAATGATCTTGGTTTCTGCCGGTTGCACTGTGATTTCTGTCTTGTTTTCGATTGGTGTGTTATTCTGAACTATCACATCTGATGGTTGTACGTTCGGCGCGAATGTGGGTGCAAATAAAATATCGTTCGGTTTTTGTTCAGGTACGTCGATTTGGGCTGTGATATTGGTCACGGCGGGCGGGATGTTGAATGTCATATTCGGCTGTGTGTACGCGCTGAGTTTGGGTTCTTTGGTATCGCTCGGATCGCTCTTGCTATCTTCAATGCCCTTGCTCTGGCTCTGCGCTGTGGGTTGTACCAGTGGTTTCTTCTTGATCGTGGGGGTCTTGGTTTCGTCCCATACTTCGGCGAAAGTCTTATAGACTAGACGCATGAACTCTTTTTCGTCAATGGCGTCGCGGTCGAATAGTTCTGCGAGTTGGGGATAGGCGCGACCGAGCGCGAGCGCGAGTGTTGCGTTGTCGCGTTCTGTGATGTCGGGTCCTTCGACCCATATCTTTGCATCTTCGGCGTCAATTCCTTTGACTTCGAGGGCGACCCGCCCCATTGTGATCAGCATTTCGTAAAAGTCATTTTGCATTTCTTCGAGCGTGCGGAACGTGGGCGTTCCTGCCGCTTCTGCGGTGGTACTGATGGCGCTTTCGCCTTCCGCGTGCCAGTGCATTGGATGACCGATACCGTCCATGATCATCTTCTTCATGGCGGTGCCGTCCATGCTGGCGTCAAAGCTGTCGAGATTGGCGGAGAGGATGCCCCATTCTTCGCCGTTGTTGGAATTGAGAACCAATACCGAGCCGGACTTGGGCGGGTTGGCGTTGAGGTGCATTTCGCGGGTCTTGCGTTCGGTGTCGCTGGCGTACGCGCCACGGATCACATACATGAACGCGGTGCGGAACTGGTTGAGTCGGGCGCGGTTCTCTAGCCATGAACTGAAACGACCGATCCATACCAGTAGCGGGGATAAGTCCGCTTCGCCCCACGGTGAGCCTACGGGTTGATTGCTTGGGAAATGGAGCATGAACGTTGTTTGGTTTGTACCTGGCTTGTAGGCGTCCCATTTCTCGGTTTTGCTCTCGTTCTTGAAATATCCGGTCTTTTGTTCGATGTCGTTCTCGACGGTTTCAATATCTTCGATCTGCTCGGCGGGAACCATGCGGATAATGCTCATGCGGTCATCCTGCACGTTGAACAGGGGGAATAGATTTCCGGTGCGGGTATCTTCATCCTTCCAGCGTTTGACGTTGCGATTGAATTGATTCAATGGGTGGTTCCACCACGCTTGAAGGAACTCCTGCACTTGCGGGTTATCGCTCTTGATCGTGAGTCCTTTGCCGATGGCAAACGAAGTTTGCAGGCGCACGATGCGGCGTGCGATGGGATTGACGCGCCACGCGCGGAGGCTTTCGGCAAATATCTTCTTACGGTCCCATGAGTTGCGATCTTCATAGAGTCCAGAGAGTCCGCCGGTGAAGAAGTTATTGTCCCGTTCTGGGGATAGCGCGAGCGCGGCTTCGAGCGCGTCGTTGGTCATGGCAAGTTTTTTTTCCAATTGCTTTTTAGTAGGCACGATCCATCTCCTGTAATACGTCGGGTTGCTGAATGATGACGGTTTCGGATGGTACATACCATTCGAGTTTGTCCAGTTGTGAGACAAGCGCATCCGTCAGGATGTAGTCATCGTGGATGAGATTACCGTCCGCGCCGCGCGTGCCGTCCTTCACGCCCCATCGCATCGTGTGTAGCGGTCCAATCAAGATCTCACTGGTGCAGTTCACATACTGTGTGTTCACGGTTTCGGTGTGGCAATGGTCGCGTAAGCGACCAGTGTCCACGATACCGAGGAAGGCGTAGCCGATCTCGCTTTTGGTTTGTGCCGTGAACTTCACGCCAATGGTTTTCGTTGGGTATTTCTTGGCGCACATCCCCCACAATCCTTCCCCTACGCCGGTCGCATCCATGATCAGATAGAGACAGTTCCATGTGTCCATCATGGCGGTGATGGCTCCAAAGATATTGACATGATTTATGCCCTGCCATTCCAAACGCTTTACGATGTGATAGGTCGGTGCTTGCAAGAGTTCGAGTGATGACAAGTCCACGCGTACGATGTCCACGGTCACATAATCGCGTCCTGGATTGCTCATGCCGTCCAGTTCGAGCATGGCTTCATCCTGTCCGCCGACATCCATCAACAGGCAGTAGACTTGTCCGGCTTCGGGTTGCGCGTTGTCGAGCGGCGGAGCCGTGAGCAGCGCAAGCCGTCCCGTATTGAACATCGAAGCGATAGCGTCGATTTCTTCGCAGAAGTATTGCGTCTTGACGAGTGGATGCTGTCTGCCTAGTTTGGCGATCTCGCTGTCCACAAAGCGCCCGTATGCCGGTACGATCTTGCGCACGTCATCCGCTGTGTACATGAACAGGCGTTGGATGCCGTCCTGCTTTTCAAGTTCGATGGCGTTCCGCATTTCACGGGCTAGGAGCGTGCGACTAGTCCACGTGGTACCGGCAAAGAGTTTGGTTGCATTGGTGCTGGCGGTCATGGGGGCAAAGCGTTTGTCATAGATGCTCGGCTCAATGTCCTGCGCTTCGTTCACGATCAGCAGGAGCGAAGCGACAGCGCCGACCACGTTCGCGCTGGCGTCGCCGGATAAGAACGACACAACACAGTTACCGATCATGCGCATGAAGTCCGCCCGCTTCCGCCAGAATAACTTGGTCAGGAGATTGGTCTGCAAGCGTCGCTCAAAGCGGATGATGGCGTTTATGGTTTGGGGTTTGTACGTGGGATTGGTAACCACGATCCCTACGTCACGATGTGCAAACAGGTTGGAGAGATAGGCAAGCAGGTTGGAGATGAGTTCATCTTTCCCGCTTTGGCGGGGAAAGATGAACACGATGGTCAAGCCTAGTTTCTTGGTTACGGAGTCAATCACGGCTTTTGCGGCTTTGAGTTGGTAGGTCCGCATTTGGATGCCGCCGCCGTGAAGCGTGAACTTCTCGAACTTCCGCGCCACGGCTTTGACGGTCTGTTTGAAGGTACTCATAGTCCCATTTCCAAGCGTAGTTCTTCCAACGCTTCCATGATGCCGGTTTCCACGGCTCCGCCCTTCCCGCGTGTCAGGTAGTGCGTGCGTAACAGAGTGGATATGGATTGAGTCATGACGGATAGGGTGTTGAGTTGCTGCAGGTAGTGGCTATCGCGGGTGGTGTTGCCCTGCGCGTCGGTGTGTCCGATCTCATCGAACGAAAGTTCGGCATTGAGTCGGTCAATACAGACGCGCAACAAGTCGATCTCATCATCGAGCGAGTAACGGTCGGAAGTGGAGAGTCTTTTGGTTTCATCGGCGGTGAAGTTCTTTGCATAAAATCCGTGCTTCTCGGCGTTCTTGTTGCCTTTCTGTGCGCCTGGCTTACGCTTGTTCATGGCTTTTGAAACACCAGATATAAAAGCGCCAGCACGACAGCGGTAGCGATGGCGGGCATGACCTTATCCATGAACCATTTCCAGAAATCAAAACGTTTGTTCAGTATGGCTTCGATCTTATCGCTCGTGCTTAGCTCTTTATCTTCGCGTTGGTTGCGGTAGTTGTGCATTTCGTTTTGCATATCTAGTACCGCGTGTTTGGTACTGGCGATCTCGGCGCGGACGTAGCGCAACATATCAAATAAGGCGATGGCTTGGTCTTTGAACTCCATCCGTTTGAATAGGTCGCGCTCGGTGTCTTGGAAGTCCAGCATTAGGGTTTGGGTCCTTTGTAGCCCTGAATACGTATCCAACTGTCCACGGCTTGAACCCACTCCACGCGCGGAAAGAAATTGTCATTGACTTCCTGCGCGATGATATGACTTCCGATCTGCACGCAGACATATTCTTGTGTAACATCATCATCGGTGGTGATGCGTACCCAGTGTTGATCCCCGATCTCGGTACGGTCGTAGCCTTCAAAGCTCTGTCCCTGTGCGAACGTTTGGGTTTCGTCTGCCTGGGTGTTGGGCTTTATTCTGGCTGTGACTCCGCGATTGTAGATGACGATGTATTCGGTCAATGGGTGTCCTTTGAGAAGTGACGGCGAACAGTAGTGCGGCTCTTTGTCGAGACGCAAAACGGCGAACGATATTGCTACCGTCCGCCGTCAACGTGTTTCTTTTAGCACAGATTTTTTGTTACTGTCAAGGTTAGCGCAATTGATCTAACTTCATCCGCTCGGCAACTTGTCTGCGGGATGGTAGTTCGGCGCGTAGCGCCCTGCGTCCATCGCTTCCGACGAACTGCATTGGCTCGATGTTGCCGACATAATATGGGAAGTATTTCAAGCACGTTTTCCATTCGCTGATGGATGGGTACGCTCCATCGCGGGCGATCTCGAACGTCACGCTCTGGTTATGGCAGGTCAAGGTCAAATGCAAGTTGTCCTTCAACTTCCGTTTCTGCGGAACCTTGTCGCGCATGAATGCGTCCTGATACATCTTTTCGAGTAGTTCTTTTAGCATGGTATTTTCCTTTCGTGTCATCGGTCTTGACTTTGGATTTCTCGATGGTGCCGCCGAACCCGTCGCATCCGTCCACATGGCAGAACCATCCATAACATAAGATGGTCGGCGGGTTGAGGGTCTTGTAGCATGGGTCTAGGTGCATGGCTCCATGCGTGGGGTCAATGTCGCACAGGGGCGCGTCATAGGTCGTGTACGGCATTGTAGGCGCTCCTGATCCACTCATCGCGGTCTTTGGGTTTGAGGGTGTTCCACCATGCGCGGTGTTCTGGCATGGCTGGCTTCTCGGTTGGGACTGTCCGCGCTTTGCGTTTCTTGGCGGGTAGGAACATCTTGACCCTGATTTCCTGTAATTTGGGTGTGGAGTCGTTCGGCTCAATGCCTTTCTTGATCAGCAGGTGCAGGTATTTGAAGTTCACTCCGAGATTGTGTTCCAGCACGCGGATCTTATAACCGTGTCCGTGTGCGTTCCGCGCAAAGTGGAACGCGGCGGCGAGTTTCTTCGGGCAATTGGGATGGATGAAGGGTTTATTCTTCATCTGCATTCGCTCTCTTGCAGGTAGTCCGCTTTGGCGTAGCCGGTGCCGACGGCGCTTTCGACCTTCCACCACTCGCCCACTCTGCCGATCACCACCACGATGGTTTCATGAGGTAGCCATGCAAGGACGGTAGAGTCCGCGTTGGGTAGTTCGCGCAGGTTGAGCGTCTGGACGGCGGTCACGGTCGCGCAGGTGTGCGCAAGTGCCGGCGTCTGGATTTCCAGTACCGCTCCGCTTTCGATCTCGCTTGGTGTTGGGCTTGTGGTTGGGGTTGGCGCGGCTTCTGGCATTGTCATTGCGGTCTGTAAGCACGCGGTGGTTATCAACACTGTACTTATACAGATTATGAGGATATTAGTCTTAGTCGTAGGGGCTGTGTACACTGTGTACAACTCCTTTCTTATGAGAGAAACAGGCTTGATTTACTCTTGAAGTTGTACACAGGCTGATTGTGGATAACCTGTGTACAACTTTGCTCAACGTGTTGATAAGCGTCTTTTGGGTGTGGAGAGATTGGGCGAAACTGTGGATAATGTGTACAACTCCCCGACTTGTACACAGGCGGATGTGTACAAGTCCACGGGTTCAGGAAGTTGCGCCCAAATCTTCTGGAAGTCCTGCCAGCCCTGCTCTGAAACATACCAATACACCATTAGATTGGCGTCCAGGTGGTAGCGGTCGGCAATTCGGTAGGCGGCTTGTTCGGGGTAATCTTCGGCAAGTCCGCCGTAGATGGTCATTTGCGGGGCTGAGATCGCGCTGACGGCGGTTTGGTAGCGTTGGACTTCTTCCGCGCTCATGGCTTTGACCTGCGCTCGGCAATTGAAATGGAACTCGTACCATTCCGCGCGGGCTTGCTGGATGTCTTTGGCGGTGATTTTTCTAGGCATGGGGTGGGTTCTCCTATGGTAGTGATCCGCCCGTTCTGCGTCCCGTGAAGCGGGACCTTCGGGGCTAGAACGGGCGGGACTTTGTTCAATTTGTCCGCATCCGTGCGCGGTCAAATCGTTTGCGGTGGGCGTCGGTTTTATAGATCTTGCGCGGGTCGGTGGTGGTGAACTTTTCCTTACAACCACAGGCGCAAGTCACTCTGATTTTTGCTCGTCTTTTGCCGGTAAAACGCTCTGCCATTGGTGCGGGCAGGTGGTGGTGAGTAGGTATCTCCTTCCTTCGCTCCGGCAACGTGAGCAATAGAACGCTAGGCGGGCGGTCTTTGGTTTCGAGAAGTTTCCCAGTGCTATTCCGTGGGCTTGGGAAAAGGGTTGGACGGCTTATTAGCCTGATCCTGTATAGTGGGGTGGGGGATGGCTTGCTCGTATTGCTTGGGGTCTGCGGGCAGGAAGGGCATACGCGGGTCTGCAAGGATGGGGATATTCAGATCGCGCTTGACTTGATCAACAATTTCCCTTGTGATTGTCTCTGCCAAGCGTCCGCGCTCGGCGTCCAGTGTGGCGGTGGCTTGCTTGATCGCTTCCGTGGTGATTTCTCCACGAGCGATGCCTACATCAATCCGCTGTTTGATCTCTTGCGCTCCGGCGTGATGTCCGTAGAGCAGGGCGGCGTGGAGTGCGGTCGCGCCGATGAACCCATAGACTAACCATTGGCTGATTTGTTCGGCATTGGCAACGAACATGGATTGTCCGAGTATTACTTCGGCGGCGACCATGCCGAGTGTGCCGAGAAATCCGACGAGAAAACCGATGGCGCTGACGGCGTACTGTGTGACGGTTTCACTTCCGAACACAAACGCCAGCGCCCAACAGATCGCGGCGATGTCAAATAGGACAAGCCCCCAAATGGTGTTGATAAAGCTGGTGGGGAAGATGCGCTGCAGGGCTTGGTAGGTGAGGGACATCAAGAGTCCGAGGATGGCGATACCAAAAACACCGAAGATGTATTTGGTGGCTTGGGCTAAAACTTTCTTCATGGTGGGTTCTCCTTGTGAAATGGGTGTAAAATGGGGGAGTAGTAGGCGGGCGCGGGTTCCGTGGTGGGTTCTTCCGTCCGCCTATACAACAAAGTTGCCGCTGTCACAGTCCCATGTGACGGCGGTCTTTTATTGTCTGGATGGGGTGGGTGAATAATAGCGTGTAGCTTTGATTTCGATAAGTATTACTCTAAAATGCGAACTGCTCTTATTGCTTCGAGGGATTCAGTTGTAAAGGTTCAATGACCTATCACATCCGCGATGAGAAACAGGATGATGACGAACATCAACGCGCAAAACATTTCAAGGTTTTGGCGGGGTGTGGGTTCGTGTGTGCGCTCGTATTCTAAGTAGTTTTTCAATCTCGATGGTAGGTATCCTATATACGCTTTTGCTTTTTGGATCAAGTTTGTAAGCATGGATACTCCCGCGCTCGATCATGTTGCGAATGGTGCGCTCGGTCACGTTCAATTTTTCAGCGGCTTCCCTTGTGGATAGGTCGTGTGTCATGCTAGGAATTATAAGCAAGTTAGGAAAATTGTCAAGGATGGGTTTTGTCCTGGGGCGCGGTGGTCGTCCGCGCCGTGAGAGGGGGACTGTCCCTGCTTGACAGGTTGTTTCATTGCGCCGAGCTAGGCGCGGTCCCGCACTCGATAGCAGCCAGCAAATAGGATACGGCTCACAGATCCACATAAAGCGAAGTGGCGGCGGGAAGGGTTCGGGAAACCGGCGGGCGGTTGCCCGATTTCCACGCTCTTGCACGGACATTGGGCGGGTGGACGACCACCGCGCCCAATGTCCGTGCTTACTGCCTGCGGAGGCGGGATGCCAAATGCCGCGAATGAAAAACGCCCGCGCTGTACTCGGCGCGGGCGTGCCGTGCCGGCTTCGCGTTCGGTTGCGTAGCCAGCACGGTAAAAGAAAACCGCCCGCATTTCTGCGGGCGGTGGGTGGTTAGTCGTAGGCGTGATGTGTTTCGCCTGTGCTGTATTTCTGTTTGCAATCTTTACAGCATACGGTTTCGGTTATCTCGATTTCGTGATTGAGTTCGTCGCAATTGGGACATGTCCACTCGTAACCACTGGCGATCAAGTCCACTTCTTCAAGTTCTTTTGCGTCCATGATCTTTATACCTTTCCTGTAATCTTGCGGGGTTGCGCGGTCTTGCCTTCTTCGGGCGTGTTCATTAGCACATTGGCGGGCGTGGGCTGGATCGCGTTTTTCCCTGGCTTCAAGCTGGCGGGGTCTACGAATTGGGGAAGGATTTCATCCCAGATGCGGACGCCAAACTTTTGGAACGGTGCGCCGAGTCCTTTATAGGCGGGCTTTCCGTTGTCGTCGTAGGTCATGATGATTGTGTCAATTATCATCGTTTGGAATGTGCCGACCTGCGGCGCGGGCGGGGTGGCGGCTTGCTGTAAGCCTCCGCGCATGGCGTGAACTTCGGCGCGGAGTTCTTCAATCTCGGCGCGTAGGTCTTGGTAGTAGTGCGCTTGGTCTGCGAATAAGTCGCGGATTTCCTGCGCTGTGATGCGGTCGGGTTGTGGGGTGGGGGTTGTCATTATCCGCCGTCCGTTTCGTGGCGTGCAACTTCTTCACCTGCAAACCATGCAAGCGCGTTTGCAACTTGGATGTCGTCCGCTTTGAGTTTTCCATATAAGGCGCGAGCGATTTCTTCGCGGGTTTCAAAGTCTGCCGGTTTCAGACAATTGAATGATGCCACAAATTCGATCGGGTCTAGCCCGAAGTCCTGCGCCATTTCGCGGACAAGCTCAATGATTTCCGCGCGGTTGTTCTTGAAAAATTTCACGGTGTCAGAGTAGTAAATAAAGCCTCCAAAACCGCCATTAATCCCATGATTTGCAATGTCTTTTAGTTGCTGTTTGACATCGCCTCCGAGATTGCGCTTTACTGCTGTGATAAGTTTCTTATTCATGGTGGATTCTTCTTTCTCGCCGTTATCATGCCACGGGCGCGGGCTTGTGGTGGGTTGTGGTTCGATTTTATCTCATTGCAAAGCTGTTTGTATATTTTTTTGGCGTCAAGCTTGATACCATTCTTTTCTCGAAGTCGTTTGCAGGTTCGCGGGTTCGGTGACAATCCCGGCAAAAGATACCTGCACGGGTCGCATATTCGTGCGCGTGTTGGCAGTTTGCCAGCGGGACGAACGGACGCGGGGCATACTTGGCATATAAGGCGCGTTCTTCGGGTGTCATCGCTCACGCTCCAAAGGTGGGAAATAATTTGAATTGCGAGCGGTCGCGTAATCGCCATGCGGGCGCGGTTTCAAATGACCACTTATTGTAGTTGATCGGATAAAGGATGAAGTGGTTGTACAGTTTATGCTCAAGATTTATTTTGAACATTTTTCCATCAGACAGGCGTTTTGCAAAAACTGCTGTGATGATGGTGGGGGTGTATGTGGTGCGGGTTGTGGTGGGTTCTGCTAACATGATTTGACCTTTCTTTTATGGAGTGCAGGAACACCCTGCACATAATGACTAAAGTATAGGCATTGCAAAGAATACGAGCGCGTTTTTGTTGGCTTTGCCTTTGGGTTTTGTGTGATCTATGATTTCGACGTGCGAGTAGGTTTCACCATAGGTGAATTGTTTTTGATCACGCAATATTTCTTGTAATTCAAGCGTGAAAGACTGAAAGCGCCAATCAATAAACTTCGCGCCCTCTTCGGGTGTGGCTGGTTCTGGGAATGTATAGATCGTGATTTCTTCTTCTTGCGTGGTGGATTCTTCTGTTTGCATGGTTTTTACCTTTCTTAGAATAAAGATTTCTGGATTGCTGGCTCTTGCGAATTCAACGAGGGACGAGGGACGAGCACAACCCACCCGCCCACGCCATTGATTGAGCAATAAAATTCATGTGTATTGCGAAGGGCATAGAATGACGGCGCGAGCACTTTACCGGATGGGGTGACAACTGCATAACCTTTTTGGGTTTCGGCATAGTGGCAGAGCGCTGCGTTGCGGGGGATTTGTAGAAGCTGGAACGGGTTTTGCATGGTTTTGCCTTTGAACTGCTGGAAAGGATGACTGAGAACAAGGGGCGAACTGAACTGGAACTGAACGCCCAAAACTGGCGGGCTATGGAACTGCTGGCATGACTGGCTTGCGGGGCAAGGGGGCGCGAGACCACCGCAAAGCGCAGTTTTTCACCCCCGTAGTGACTGAACGGAACCCGAAGGGACGCCGCGATAGCGAGCGGAGGGAGAAGCGATAGCGCCGACCTTGAAGTGATGGAGCGAAGGGGGATGATGCGCGGCTTTTGCGGTGGTGCGCCCTTGCCCGTTCCTTCGCAAGCCATGCCCAAGCATGTAACAGCCGTCCAGGGTGGCGTGGTAGTGAATTTGGGGGTGTTGCGAGCGACAAGCGACCAAAATTATAGAACTGCGAGCCTGTATGGCGAGCCTAAATGATCTTTCTACCTTTGCGGCGTGTCTTTCCACGGCGAAGCACAGAGAGCGAGTGAGCGGAGCGAACGGCGGGCGGTACTCCGCCCGAAGCGGGAGAACCCCCTGCCCCTATCCCATGATGCCACACCTTGCTAGACCGACAAGCCACACCCCCGATCGTGGGGTGATGGCTTGTCGGTCTAGCAAGGTGTGGCAT